GCGCACTGTGATCTAGACTAACGCCGCTGGCTCCGTTGTTATTGGTTGCTCCACCAACCCCTGTCTGAACAACAAATTGATAACCCACTTGTGATATTGTGGATGATTTAATTGTACCCGGAACTGCCAAGTTGCCATCTGCATCAAATGTCCAACTGTATGTCGGTGACCCAAGGTCTGTGCTTAGTTGTGTTTGTACGGTTACCTGTTGTCCAAATATATTAGCATTGCCATTGTTGCCACCATCACCAGCCGATCCACCGCTGACAATAACATTTCCGCCATTTTCAGAAAATCCTGAGGCTTTATACCCTTGGATTAATAAATTGGCTGATTCGGCCATTGTTATTGTAGGCTCTGAAGAATACGCTATAGGAAACTTTAAAACACCGTTGGAATTAAATTGCCACTCGTGATTGTGTGCTACAAGTTTGACACTGGGTTCAGTGTTACTCATCCGTAGACCAACAGTATATCCTGCTGTAGTAGAATAAATTCCACCAATATTGCTCATAAGGATATTGCCCGGAACAGTTAAGTTACCATCTAAACCAAACTTCCAAGTGTTACTACCGTTACTTCGTAGACTAAAACCATCGCTATTAGTATAGAAACCACGCCCACCTGTGTCACGGAAGTCTAATGACTGTGTAATGCTGTCATTGACCTTGAGTTGTCCGCTGTCACCTAGACCAAATCCAGCACCGCTTGGCAATGTGAGACCACCATCTGTGCCAAACTGCCAAGTGTTGTTGCCATTACTTCGCAATGCGTAGCCATCCTCGTTGGTATAGAATCCACGACCGCCGGCGTCCCGAAAGTCCAGTGACTGAGTAGTAGTGTCATTGACTTTGAGTTGTCCGCTTTCACCCAGACCAAATCCAGCCCCGCTTGGCAATGTTAACGTACCATCTGCTCCTAACAATATACTGTAATTTCCGTTGACTAATCTATCTGTAATATTGATATTTGCTAATACACTATTTCCTAGACTATCAATGATGTCCCCACCTACTGGTAGTTGAATACGACCGTCAGCGGTAAATGTTAAATCATGTATCTTAATATCGGTAGAGTCATATGAGACTGTGGTGATACTAGTGCCCTCTACTACTAGACCATCTAAATAGGTACTGGCATGAGGAACTACTGGCGGATTAGAATCAACCCACTGATCATTGTACATAACATAGGTACGTCCGTCTTCAGGATTGTACCACAAGCGTCCTAAATTAGCTGTAGGGGTGGGCGCGGTTGCACTGAACATAACAGCACCTTGATATGCTGTGTACTGTATAGTATCATCTGGGAACGTTAATCCACCATCCTGACCAAATATCCAATTATAGGGAAGCTCAACGTTGCCTTGAAAATTAGTACTAATAGATACATCACTGCTGCTGACAGCAAGTTGCGTAAGTATAGCACCATTGCCATAAAGTGGAGGGTTTGATCCGTTGTCTTCTATGCTTTCTAAAAACACAGTAGAATTGTGATTGCGAATTTGATTCCATTTGTATCCCTCAAAGTTGAAACTTATAACACCATTGGGGTAGTTTACAAGGTTAGCATCTGGTAGTGTTAGCACACCATCTGTGCCAAAGGTCCAAGCGTAATCCGGAACCGGTGGCCCTCCGGCAACTGCTCCTGCTTGTATCACAACACCACGATTGCCATCTGCTGTTACTGCTGAAATCTGTGTTGGGTTTGAACTACTGTCTGACCACCCGATGCCTATGATCCCATCAGCTCCAAATGACCCAACCCCTCCGCTAGTTATTATGCTGGTAGTTCCAGGCAAGCCACTGGGTAATGTTAAACCACCATCTGTGCCAAACTGCCATACTCCACCGGTACTATTGGGTTTAGCAAAACTATAGCCCAATGGGCTTGTGCCAGCAGGATCCATTGGTATACTACAAATTATAGATATATTACTGTCATGGATAACATCAGTTATGACTGCTGTATTACCGTTGCTGACATCAGTTATGATATCGCCCACCGCCACATAGTATAGTCGTGGATACACACCAAGGCTGAAATGCATCTCTGTAATTTGTGTTCCATCATGTTGGAACTCAAATGCCTGGGCACCTTCGAAATAGTAAGCACTGCTTTGAACACAAACGGATCCATCAATATTGACTTTGACAAACTTGTTGTCATTGCCCAGCACTATCTCTGTGCGATTCAAGTCACCCGACGCCAGGTGTATATGCTGTGTCTCAGGGTTGAACGCTGTGTTGTATATGGTTAAATTGTTCCAAGGATTATAAACACCATTGGGTTTTAGCACTAGGGTCCCTTGTGTGTCAGGAGGACCATTCGACCCTCCCGAAACAAATTGTGTTTCAGTAACAGTTCCACTTAGTGGTAATATTAACGCACCATCAGTACCAAAGGTCCATGTAGGTTGCCCGACTCCAAATGTGGCAGTACCATTGGTAAATCCAGGGAATCCAGTATATACATCTTGATTAACAGTGAATATCCATTTGGCGTACTCTATATCATGTTCAATGTATAAGATAGTAGCAGTTACTTGTGTGCCCCACGAAACAGTTATAGTAGAACCGATGACAACATCATTACCTATGGTAGGATATACCATGTCATCAATAAACAACCGCCAGGATCCACCAGCACCACCATCATCGGCTGCATATACTACAACATCAGGTACTAATAGAGTACCAGGTATTATATAAATGCTATTATTATTTTTAATAGCATTATCAGGAAAGGTAGTCGTACCATCTGCACCAAAGGTCCATTGGTAAATACCAGTAGCTCCAGCTTGGAAAACTAAGTTGGTAGTACTACGAAGAATAGTATCAATTTTATCTAATGGTTTTAAGTCTATAACTCCATTAATTTCCAAATTACCCATTGTAATACCAGCAGCAGTGGTACTAATTGTATTATTACCTATGTAAATGGAATTACCAGATAACCATAGATCACGGAAACGAGCATCAGGTGATCCAAGATCATACATGAGACTAGAAATTGGTAATATGTGTCCAGGTACAGTTAAATTACCATATGGCTCCAGTATAACACTAACATTACCAGTAACCAATCTGTCCTTAGCATCATCAACCCAACCAGTATCGTAATCATCACTACTTAGTTTGGTTAATACTTGCCCTTCTGCTCCACCAGTTGCTATACCTCGTCCGACAGCACCGGTAGCACCAGTGGCACCGGTAGCACCAGTGGCACCTATATCACCTTGAATCCCAGTGGCTCCAGTAGCCCCAATGTTTCCAGTAATGCCTCTAGGACCAACATTACCTACGTCTCCCTGAGGACCAACAATAAGTCCAATGTCATTCCATGAACTGGTACTTACATTCCAAAACCATAAGCTACCATTTAAATGAGTTCCACCATCACCAGTAGTTACAATCCATCCGTCACCTGAGTTGCCTGTTATTAATAACAATGATGCAATAGTTGGTTTTGTTCCTTGAAGTGTTACACTGACCCCTTGACTTCCAGTGAATCCTCTAGGACCAACATTTCCTTCTATACCAGTAGCCCCTGTTATACCAACGTTGCCTTGTATACCAGTTGCACCAAATGTACCAGTATCACCTTTAAGGCCAGTAGCTCCAACATTTCCAGTAAATCCAGTTGATCCAACATGACCAGCCGTACCAGTAGCTCCTGTTGACCCCAATAGACCAGTAGCACCAGTAATGCCTATATTACCTTGAATACCAGTGGCTCCAGTGGCCCCTCTAAGACCGATATTTCCTTGAATGCCTGTAGCACCAGTAGAACCAACATTTCCTTGAATACCAGTGGCTCCAGTGGCCCCTCTAAGACCGATATTACCTTGTATACCAGTAGAACCGATTACACCAACATTTCCTTGTATACCTGTGGCTCCAGTGGCCCCTCTAAGACCGATATTTCCTTGTATACCTGTAGCACCAGTAGAACCAACATTACCTTGTATACCTGTAGCACCAGTAGAACCAACATTTCCTTGTATACCTGTAGCACCAGTAGAACCAACATTTCCTTGTATACCTGTAGGACCAACATTACCTTGAATGCCTGTAGCGCCCCGACTACCAACTCCACTAATTAATGTACCACCAGGTGTTGCACCGTCATGCACTCGCAAAGTCTTCAGACCAGTATCAATTGTAACTTCGCCCAATGGGCCAATATAATTACTACTTACTGAAGTATTTCCACGTTTTAATAAAATATTCTTGGTGTTTGAAATAGTCATATTGTTCCTGCATCTATTACATTTTCAATTAATACTGGAGGTATAGTAGCAGTTTCATAATACGCTGGTAATACTTCCAAATCAAGTGGTACACCATAATTATCGTCAATATAGACTGGTGATTCTACATTATCACTAACTCGTATTGTTTTAAATGTCAATTTATAAAATCTTTGTTCTAAACTATTAGCAATTGCACCACTTATGACGAATGACCCTTGTCCCAGTGAAATATTTGACATAATTACTGGAAAGCTGCATGAAGTTACTTTATTAAAAGGATCTTGTATGCCAGCTTGCATAAGATAACCAGTAAAATTCACGGCTTTTTGATCTTGATTTTTAATCACAACTTGTATAGGATTATCTATACCCTGATAAATTTTAATGGGTCTGCTGTACACTTGTCTGTTCCTTACTTTAAATATAGTAGTGTCCAGAATCTGAACCACTATTTTATTACTGTATAAATATGTTTGGATGGCCTGCATATTGGGTCTCTTATAACATATTTATTAAATCGCGTGGAAGAAATCAAACAGTTGTTAACTAGATACCCATTTATAACCTATATCACCTACGGTGGTAATGATTACATTGGGATTATACAAAATGCAGACGAACAAATAACAACTATCTATGATTTTGGTACATTAAAAGATGCTGACCAAAAAACTAGATTCTTGGAATTAGGTGAGCAATGGTGGTGGGAATGCCAACGCACTATACCAATCAATTTGTTTCTTAAACAAGATTGGGCCGAATTTAAATTCAGCGTTAAATCAATGAATAGTAGAGATGTAGAAATAAAAATGGGACCCCAAACTTCTTTAAAAGAATTGGCGTCCCGTAGATCAAAAAGAAGATCAATAATACTAGTTAGAAAAGTTGATTAACCTCTTCATTAATAAGATTCATATTTACTACTACTAAATGTGAATACGAAATACTATGAGACATTTTGAATGAATAACTATCATCCGTCTTCTCCCATACTGTCTTCGCTACTTCATTCCAAGGCAATCCTATTAAATGCCTCTTCGCAGGCCTAATCACTGCTAAAAACATCGCCAATCTAGCAATAGTATTAACTGCTTCAGGCATTCGTAATAGAATATCATAATGATTGCCAATATGAATCAATCTAGCACAAAACTCTTTCTCATATAATCTATGCCAAGGAGGATCTTGTTCCATTAATTCATTTAAATGCTTCTCATCTCTAACTTGAGAATATAATCCAACATTAAGAAAATCTAACTTAATGTATCCACGGCCCTCTGCATCATGATAATCTATCGTAGCTCTATTGTTAATTGGATCATGCGGTATCTCAGTAACATATATTCCTGTATTGTGGGATGTTTTATTACCATCTTTAATAATACTAGCACCAATATGTTTTATTACATTTAAAACTTGTTGACGGTCAGGAAAATCAATGTCTACATCACTATTGAAATTCATAGTCCTGCTGCCCTCAATATTGATTTAGCCCATTCTACATCTTGAGGATTTTCTTTGAATCGGTTATGCCAATGATCAGGATCAATCCACGGCATTATTATTGCAATTTGTTCTTGATTAAGTTTACTAAGAAACTCAATTCCCGATTCACAGTTATACACAATCCAAGAACTAATTCTACCAGTTGATATGCGATGGCATATCCCATTAATACCAGCATACCTAAAATAATCAACATAACCATTTTTAAGTTCTGGGTGTAATTCAGCATATTCATTCATTTCCTTTAAGGCTCGTTCTAGTGCATCTTGCACTGATTCTTTTTTGACATAATCTCTCAGCCATTCTTCATAAAACCTATCATGACACCATTGGTCTAGCTTTTTGTTGTTCTTTAGTAACCAGGTTGTGTATGATATGAAATTGGTACATTTAATATCAACACAATGTCTCCCATATTTAACAAACGCAATATAATATGAACTACTAGCAAAGTCTTGATATGTTTTATTTTTACTAGAGCCTTGTGTAACTTCATAGAATTTCATATAGGCTTGCATTCCCCATTGAACACCAATTTCTTTCTCTTGTTGAGCCCTACGCTTTTTCTCACACATATGTGAAATTAGGGTAGTTTCTTTAGTGAAAGATTTATTGCAGTGTCGGCAGGTATATGCTTGTTCAGCTTTCGTCATAGTACTCTTTTGCCACTCCGCAATAATTTGGTTGATCATAGTTCCGCTTTTATTTGTTTATCATCATATCCAAGATCCCGTGCTAGTTCTTTGAGGTCTGCTAATGTATTCAACTGAGCCATCAATTCAACATCAGCTTTTTTCATAGTAGGATATACCTTAGATAAAAATTTATGGATTTTATTAATTCCTGGTTGCTTCTTTACTGAACTAAGCCAATAATGATTCTGTGGCCCTAATTCTGGACTTACTGTAGTGCAAGCCAACCATTGTAATTTTGGATGTTTACCTAAATCAAAAAAGTTCATATTGACACGTTCATTATGAGCCCGCAAATACCATGCTTGCATGTCATAACTACCATTTACATTTCCACCATATTTGAGCATAAGAAAAGTACTAAACTTTTTACGTTCTTCATCAGTGAGATCATCATAAAATCCACGGTCTTTCATATCAAAGGCTCGCATTTCACTTCGTATCGTTAACTTATCGCTCATATATTTTACCAGGCTTTACTGAAGTCCACTACTTCACTTACTCGGCTTATTTCCTTTACAAAAAATACACATAATGGTTTGTCTGTTCCAGATTCTACAGGAACTGCAAGCATTTGTCCAGGCTTTAATTTTGGAAAATACCACTTTACATCTTGATATATATCAACTATCTCCAATAAGGCAAATTCAGGTCTGAAACTACTAATAGGATTAAAACAAAATGCACTAAATCCTCTATCATTAATACTAGTCAGAGGAACTACTTCTAAATCGCCAGCATCAGGTTCACCAATTAAAATTTGCCAATCAACCGGCATCTTCAATGTCCAATTGCCAATCTTTAATACTAATGCAGGACTGTTAAAACTTTCCAAGAAAATAAGAGGGATATAAAAATAATCTGGATTTTTTGGGTCTGAGTTATCTAATACACAAAAACGAATATCATCAATTTCGTCTGGTATATCTGTCATGTCATACGCTTTGTTTGTTTCTAAATTTAATATCCGCACAATTTTCCTTTTGTTATTTTATGTAATTTATTTTCTGAACATTAAATTCATAATTTGCTTCTTTGTAAAACTCTTTACGCTTGGTAAGATGCCGTTTAGCAAACTTACAGGTACTGGTAATATCATAAATCTCTACATGATCTTTGTCATGTCCCACTCGTAACCCTCGTCCAATACTTTGTATAACTCGTACAAAACTCTTTCCAGGTTCAATAAGTATAAGATTGTGAATACGCACAATGTTAATACCTACTGCTGCAATACCATATGTGGCAATTAATACCCTATTATCATTGTCTGCAATTTCATCAAATTCAGATCGACGGTCGGTTAATTTTGTAGCACCACTGATGAACACACTATCAGTAATAAGTTCAGCTAATATCTTACCAGGCTCAACCCGATCCATTAACACCAATGTATTACCAGTATCTTTGATCTGGTTAATCATACTGGCAATATGCTTTAATCGGTCTTCATTCGTTAATAGGTATTTAAGCTCACTTGGGTAATCTCTAAATTCAAGATGATCTACTAATTGACAAATGTTAATTTTGCAATTCGCTAATACACCAATGTCTTGTAATTGACTTGCACCTAAATATCCAACAACTGGTCCTAATGTACAGGTTAATGTTAATGCAGCATGTTGTTCTTTAGGAATAGTCCCAGTAAGACCCCATCGTAATGGTATCTTTGCCATAGCACCAGTCAATAAAGTTTGTAATGCTGAGGCTTTACATGAATGGGCTTCATCAACAATAACACACACTACATCCTCAATAAATTCACCAATGCTTATTGTATCACCTTCACCACTCTTAGTATTCTTTAAAATTACATTTAAACTTTGCCAAGTACAAATGGTATGAGTTCGGCCAATCTCTTTTCTATCACCAAAGTATACACCTACATCTAATCCAAGATTACGATAATCAGATTCAGTTTGTACTACTAATGTTTTGTTTGGTACAATAACAATTGACCTACCATGTTTCTGCACACTATAACTCATTGCAGCCGTAATTAAAGTTTTACCTGATCCAGTTGCTAGTACATTGATACATTGTGGAGTAGACAAAAATTGATTAACTGCTGCTACTTGATAATCTCGTAATACAATTGGCTGACCTTCTGCTACATGTTTTGCAGGCCAATTTATATGAGAAAAAGAATCCGCAGTGATTGAATCAAACGCAAATTGAGTAACATAGTCTCTGGTATCTTCAACTTCAATATCATATCCTGCAGATTCAAGCATCGGTAGAATCTGAGGCAATAGGTTGATATAAGTTGATCCGCTTAGTTGAACAAAGGAAACTTTTCCATCCCAACGGCCTAGTCTAACTGCGGGAAGATATCGGGCGCCAGGTACATCAAATTTAAACTTAGCAACTAATTTCTTCCGGGTATCTAAATCAAGACCCTTGATCTTTACATTAGTTTCATCTGCAATTTCTAAAACACAAGTTGGCATATTGTTTAAATTTCTGTTAGTCTTGATTATACACTATTTTTGAATAATATACAACCTTGGTAGCGCATTGAACTATGTGCCGTTTCTTAGCACCCCACATCATTGTGCTGGTAGCTATCAATAAGGGAATTTTAATTTCCCATTTCAAATTCCATTGAGTAAGATACACACACTTGATATCAGGTAGTACCGGATTAAAGTTTTCATAGCTTGATACAATCTTAATTGTATTTGGTGAAAATATTTTATTTAATTTTTCTAATGTTCCTGATCCCGGGATAGCATCAAATACATACACCGGCCATCTATTTACTAATTCGGCATACTTAAAAACATCTAGTAGTTCATCTCCTGTAACCGTAACAATATTAATTTCTCGTCTAGTGAGTAAGTCATCAACAATTTTAACATTACTAGATACGTTATTGATTAGTGATTTCTCTGCAGAATAGCCAAGCACTGCAGCATGGTCTACTAGTGTTAATAGGTTATCAAGTTCAAATCCACCCAATGATGTGTTGATATATTCAACTAAACTATTAGGAGCATTGTCTATACTTAATGAACCATTTCTATTTTGTAACCTAATTGCATAATCTGTATCGTTACATTTAGTAATTTCTTCCATCAAGGAATTGAAATCATCACTCATTTCAAATGAGCGTTCATTGGCAAAATCTTCTACCCATTGTATATTGGGTTCTGTTATTGCTATTTCCCACTGCCTGGATGTTTTGTTGAACTCCACTGTACCAGGACTATTTTTTGAATAGGTAGAAATTTCGTCAACAACCGATGGAGAAAAAGGAAATTTTACAATGATACGATTGTTTATAAGTTCAACTGTTTTATTTCTATTAACCACCCTTAAAGGTAATCTATATGTCGGATTGGTGATATGATGAGAAGTATCAATACCAAGTTTAAGTAATTGGCGATGGTATTTTGATAGCATCGTTATTGCCAATTCAGCCTGACGGTCAGTCAATGCTGTACCTTGAATTGTTTGGTTAGCTAGACTATTTAATATATTGGTATCATACCTTGCCAACCTGACAAGTGGAGTGCTGGATAGGTATACTTTCCCAGACATGAACTCCAAGTAGTCTTCAACAAATGCTAATGCTTTTAGTTTCATGTTTGGTTATACCCAAAAAAATACTCGGACTGAGCCGAGTATTTGTGATCAGTTACATAGTTTACTTATATGTCTTATCAAGATGAATACCAGCTAGACCAGAAATGATCTGAAATTGTTCCCATGCTTTCTTAGCAGAAGGATTTCGTTCTAGCTCACTATCCGGCAAGCAAGTCTCTAGCCAAAATTCATGCCGTCTTTCAGGCCATGCCCCAAACTTGCGAGGTTGATGGAACTTGCCGTCGTCCCACAATTGCATTGCAACAGTTCGGAACTTAGCTTCATCCTTATCTGTATATCCAGCCCATTCAGGATTATAACCACTAAATGCCATACGTAGCCCAGCATTTGAAGTGTCAACTTCGTATCCACCGCCACCATATCCCAGCCAAATTGTAGTCCAGTGTATATCATCATGCGGATCAAAATCAGTCCGACCGATAACGACAAGGACATCATCAATGTGTACGCGTCCTTCAACAATGTCCAGGACACAACGTGAAAAAGATAGTCCTACTTTAGCCATTCATATCTCCTAGTATATTTTCCAACAATTATGAGTGTAATCCCAATGACGAGTGTCATATATTTGAGCAGAAAGTATATACCCAAACAATGCAACTTCAATCTTTGGTCCGGCGTGATCGGACCCTGTCCATTCTAGTTCAATTGCTACTTTAAAGAAAAGACTTCCAAAACGATATGCTTCTACTTCCCAGGCCTTGTTCTTGATAAGATTGCCAGAGAAAGCAAAGATTTTTTTAAAATTATTGTACTTTATAAAAGGGTTTTTAATTTCAAACTTAAAAAGAATCATCTCGTTCATATCTTTCAATTGCTACAACTAGTGCTTGTTCAACTAGTTGGTTAAATGTAATGTCTCGCTCATGTGCGATCTTCATCAACATAAAAAGTTCATCATCTGGGAGTTCAATCGGTACACTAATATTGGTACTGTAGTCTTCTCCATTAACGATGGCTGATGCTTTCTCTAGAAAATCATCAGAGACCTCAAGTGTGGTATAATTGACCCCTTCCCAGGCCTCTTCAGTTGATGAAGTAGATCCGAAATCAGTGAACGAAATATTTCGTTGCTTTGCTTCAGTACGATAACACTCAATAAAGTCTGGATTGATCCACCGATATGCACGATTGCGGGTGTAATCATATGCTGACATTTCGTATACGGTTTGTGTGACGGTATCAAAAACCACACTAATATTGTGTCCTTCTTGATTGCCATCCCATGAGTCAAGTGTATATGCATTGCTACCATAGCAATTCCATCCGAAAGCTGATCCTTCGGTGATACGATAATTAACTGTTTCGCAAAAGTCTTTGAGAGTGATCATTTTTCTTCCTTTGAAAGTTTACACATTAGCATGAAGTGTTCATAAGAACTACGCACTGCTGGATTAGATAGTAACACATTTGCCTCATCTTGTAAAGCTTTTACTGCTGCTTCTGATGCCTCATATGCACTAGGCCATTGAAGATGATGGTTTTCTTCTCCGAAAGCTTTTGATAAGGCCTTCCAAGCTTTAAGTTGAGCAGGAGTTAATGGAGTCTTACTAGGCCTAATGTCGGTGGCTTTGACAATAACTGTTGCAATTGCTTCCCTGGCAAATACACCAGCAGCAATCATTGGAGCAAATTCTGGTTCAATATTGAACAGCCGACTTTGACCCTTAGGCATACAAACTACCAAGTGTGCTCCTTCACGAAAACTGTGACTGTAATCGCTATCGTACTCACTGATAGCAATATAATTGCGACCAACTTTTCGGTAAAAGACTTCTTTAGTCATCACTCAACCTTGTTTAAAAGTGCCAGCAATTTTCGGTGGCGTACATTCTGTTCTTTACGATCAATTTTTGAAATACTAACAAGACCCAACATACTCAGATATTGTCTTGACCAAAGGACTCCAGCAAGAAAGGATTCAACCTGAGTAAGATCACCAGTGAACAATTCAGCATCCCTGGTATAATTTGGCAACGCCTCATCATTTGGATAAAGTGATAATGCATCTGACGATCCAATTCTAGTAGGGCCAAACTTAAATCCTAATGACTTTGCATTAGCTTCTGCACGATTCAATCTTAAAATGGTATGGTATCCTATAGTCATAATTGATCTTATTAGATAGGGTCTTATTGACAATGCCCCTGAAATTAAACTTCTTTCATGCAAGTGGCGCGAGCCATTGCTTCCCAACGATTCGGGAAGCTCTTGCGCAGATCGGCCAACTTAGTTGCCATACGCAGGCTCATTTCACGCAACTTGTACTTGTTGGCATCCATGAATGCGATAAGCTCTTCTTGCGCGCCTTCTTCAAATTCATAGTCAGCAAACAATTCACCATCACGGGCAATTTGCTTGATACGCAAGATTTTGTCACGCATGGTATCCAGAGTCAAGTCCAGATAGTGACAACGAGATTGCAGAGCATCCAAGTGATCCTTAAGCTTCTGGCTCTTCATTCCCGAAAATTTCAGATTCGTGATGAAGATAACTGAGCCCTTGAAATCAAAGCTATCAGGGACACCATCACGGCGAAGAGCATGACTGTCAGACAACCAAGAAATCTTCCGCTTCTTGCCAGAGTCAAGTGCGCCCTTCAACAGATTAAGGCTAACATCATCAGTCAGAATAGAATCACAGTCATCAAATACCAAGACACTATTGGCATCCGAATACTTATACAGTGTCATGTACAGTCCGAGAGCAGTAGCACTGCCCTTGACAACTTCAGCACGAAGACGCTTTCCTGCCAATTGGTCAAACAATGTAGCCTTGCCAACTTCATCTTCAATGATGTAGCTTTTGCCAACGCCTGGGGGACCCGAAACAATCATCGCACGAATCTCACCAGAGATTGCCGCTTTGGTCATATCAGTCAGAATAGCAAAACGCTCGGCAATTTCAACCATACGCTCTTCATCATTTTGCGTAGATGGAACTTCCATATATTCAGCAGCAGCAGTAGAAGTATTCGGCACAGTCAAATCACTTTCGCTAGCAAATTCATAAGCAGAAGGACCTGTCACTTTGATACGGACCTCATCAGTATAACCAGGGAAGTTGCCACCATTCTTGACAGTGACATGACCACCCTTTGCCGTTTTACGATATTGTTCAACCAGGGCGAAGACCATGCCAGCAGCGTTGATGCCACGATATGCGCCAGTCTTGATACGAATGAAAGCGTTGCTAGACATAATTTGTTCCAATGTGTCAGTGTGTAAGAAGATATTATAGCACCTAGTAGTGGTGCTGTCAAGCAAAGACCTTACTGCTTGGAGGGTTTCTGCTTAGCTTCAACAGCAACAGCTTTGCCGCTGTACGCCTTGCCCGCGTAATGAATCAGGCCAGTGGCAGTCTTGACAATCTTGCCGCCAGTGGAGGAAATGGTTTGGTTTTGCTTGGTCATTTGTCGGTCCTTTTAGTAAGAATCAAAGCCCAGATTGTGCATGGCAGCACGAAATGGTTCGGGTTCGCCTTCATCAGCGAACAGATAAATTGAACCACGGAGGTAATTTGAGCATTCAGTTTCAAAAACCTTGAAAGCATCAGCAATGTCAGCCAAAGTTTCAACCCGCAGAATGAAGTCGTTGATTGTGTTAAGCATTTCAAACTCCTTGTTAATCACTGTAAGAACACATTATAGCAGCAAATAATACCCTTGTCAACCGTGTGGTTATTAGCTGTTGCTGAAAAACAACAATCAGTTTACACAGTTTAAGTGTGTTCTCTGAACAATTCTTTGCGTTTTTCTTCGCCCCAATGGGCATCCAGAATTAATTTAGCCTTGTTCATCATACCAAAACACAGCAGGATCATTTCAGATGTATCATTACACATCATGATTTGCCGTTCAATCGGCAACATTAATTCCTGAAGTCTAATTTCAATTGGTAGCATCAGAGTTGACCAATTGATTGTTGGTGCCGCCATTCACGGCGAAGCCACCAACGATATTTTTGAAAATATTCAGTCATATTGTAAGTTGGGGTGGGGGATCCCCAGGCCTCAATTTCAGCAAGATGCTCATACCAAATTTGTTGAACCCAAAACCTAAAATTCATGATGTTTCTCTTTACTTAGCCATTGCTAAATGTTTGCAGGTCCTACGGAATCCAAATCCTGTGCAAGTACATTGGTATTTACCACCACTGACAGTTACAATATATTCACTGCCTGGCTTGCTACCCGGAATCTTGACCTGCCGCACACTTGACTCAACTGGCTTGCTATCAGCACCATCAATAGAAACAATGTATTGCCTGCGGATGCTACGGACAGGAAAATTCGGATTCCCAGTAGTGAGGCAGAGTACTTCCTCAGTATTTTCCCATTTACCAGGCTTAACCTCAGTCCCTTCATACATAGTGAATTCAGGGATATCTATGAACCAAAGATGACGCCGATCCCACCTGTAATCACGGACTTTAACTTGCATGATATACCTTTACTTACTATTAACCTTAGCTGAAATAATTCCACCTAGAATCACAACTGCTGCCCATGTTTCCATTGAATATGGAATTACCAAAGCTGGGAATATCGTATTCAATGACCAGATGGTCAGTAGTGGTCCAAGTGCGATTAAAAATACAAAAAATGCGATCCAAAAAATAAACTTCATGATTTTTCCTTAAACAGAAAGAGCGTACGGTTGATTCCACTTACCGATATTAACATCAACATACCAGCCCACATCAAAATAATCAATTTGAGCATTACTATTGTCATGGTTACCTGCATTCATTTCAGCAAGAACTTCCTGCAGAAACTTTTTGGCCTTGCCTGAGTAATAGCTACCATAATGGTAAGGATTAATTTGTTCGTAACCAGAAGTATTCGCCTGTCCGCAAGTTACATTGCCGTTACCGATGAAATCAATAGCCCCAGACTTGATGGTCAGCACCAAAGTAGAATGATGACGGATGGAGAGTGATCCCTTGACCTTGTACTTGGCGCAGATGGCCTTGATCTTGGGGGCGATTTTGGTCTTGGTTGCTTGGTTCACATAAGCCATGTCAAACTCCTTTTAATCACTGTAAGAACACATTATAGCACCGAATAATACACTTGTCAACCGTGTGGTTATTTCACATTGTGAAAATAATTGTAGGGGAGACCCTTTTTGTAGCAGAAGTATTCAGGATCATCTTCAGCATCAGCTGCCTGCATCAACCAAGCAATGACCCGCTCACGGTTGGTACCTGTGTGCATGAGATTGGTCACACTGTCCTCAAACTTGAGGATTGCCGCAGCCTCGTCCTCACGACGCAGGGCTTCGTCTTCGCGGATCACGATCTCCAAGGCATCAATTTCCTTGTTGAACTGGCTTTCAGTCCAGGAGTCAGTGTTGATACCGCGCGGGCAAAAGCCGTAAGCATCTTTGTACATTTCTGCATAAGTAGTAGCAGCCTGCTCAAGCACGGTCATGTCGTCCCAGCTTTTGAATTCGTTGCTCATTTCAAGCTCCTTGTTAATCACTGTAAGAACACATTATAGCACAGACCGATATCCGAGTTAACCGTGTGGTTATTTGCTCAGAATGTCCATGAACCGACTGTTGATCAGGTCCATTTCGTCCTGTTCAACATAAAAATCGCTGCTGGGATCATAGTACTGGCCCTCTTTGTTGTCATAATACAACACTCGCCCACTAAAATTGAAGGGACCTTCAAGACCTTTCCTAGGGCCGTACTTTGTACGCATTTCATCCATTTGGAACTTGTCTGCTATGACTTTGTAGCCCATCTTGAACCCCTGTTGCGTTAAAGTAAGTACATTATAACACCTTTTCAGGTGTTGTCAAGCCTTAATACGTGCCTGGGTAAATTTTGTTGTAGGCATTGTAGAATTCTATAACCCAGTCCTCAACATCAAAGGTGTTGATACCCGTGCTTTCATGAAGTTCATTATACCAGCGATAAGCCGGGCGAACGAAGCCGCCGTTCAACTCCATCATATCGTGGATGATGTCCAGTTGGTATTCAGTGAATGTAAACATGGTAGAGTCCTTTGTGTTCATCTTGATCACCTAATCACTATATAAAGCTATTATAGCACCGAATAATAACCAAGTCAACCGTGTGGTTATTCAGCCCAAACGCGGTATTGGCCCATGCTGAAGATGTGAGTGATGAACTTTAACCCAGCCTTGGAAATGAATTCTTTCGCCATTTTTTCAGCTTCGGCAGCGTTGGAGCCTTCCAAAACTGTGATGCGTTGGCTATCAGTACCGATAACGATTGCTTGGATCATGATTTGTTCCCCTTGTTGCTCACTGTAAGAACACATTATAGCATATCAACAGGGCCTGTCAACAAAAAGGTAAGCGTGATGTTGCTTTTACACAACATCACGCTATCAATTTCATCAGTTTATGGGTAGTATTTTTTGAGCCAATCTAGGTCTGTGCGACCATCATTGACTTCATACCAGCCTTTTCCACCATAAATATTTTTAACAGATTGGAAATATTCTTCATACATAAGAGCGACTCGGTCTAAACTAAAGTTATCAACTGCCCATTTACGACAATTATGGGGATCAATTTTATCAATATTTTTTGCTGCCCAAGTAAATTGTTCAAATGTACGGCAACGGTATCCAGTAAGTCCATGAATATTATTCTCAGCGAATGATCCCCAATCAGTAGATATAGTAGGAGTTCCACTTAGGAGTAATTCAATTTGAACTCCGCCAAATGGTTCAACATACATACTAGGAACAAATGCACCTTTTGCCTTACTCATTAATTGTTTTCTAGTGGGAACATCAGCATACCCAATAAATTCAACATGAGATGGAGTTTCTGTGTATCCCATATCAGATAAACTACCTTGACCAGCAATTTTTAGTTTAGCACCGATAGCAGCAGTAGCTTGAATAGCTACATTAACACCTTTGCCATCATATACTCTACCTAGAAATAGAAAATAGTCTTCTTTTTCTTCAGGTTTAAATTCAAAATCTTCAATTTCAAAGTAATTTGGAATAACAACATCATACCAATCTTGTTTGCATGATCCTACTGCTGGTAAACCATAATAAGCATGATAGATAGCATAACTTTCAAAGATTTTAAATCTTGCAAAGTGTCCGCCAGCATAACCAATACCAGGTTCAACTATAATCATATCAGGATGAGCATCACATATTGCTTTATGACCGTAACCCCAAAATGGCAATAAGAAATCACCAGGTTGTTTGCGTTTACCAATTTCTTCTATGGCATTTCTATAAAATGTTTGATAAGCATGATCATTAACATCAAACTTGAAGAAGTTTTTACGCCAATCATAATTGCCGTATGCTTTCTCCAAGTCACTGTTATTGACTACTGTTACATGTTCATCACATATAAGATCAGATTCTTCATGACCGTAATGAATAATGGTATGCCCACGGGCCTTCATCATTTTTCCGAATTTTACAACTTTCTGGGTATAAGCACAAGCATTGTATTCCTTGCTTGATACCGTGTGAGGGAGGCCTAAAATATGGAATCTCATTTGTATATATGTTCCGGGTAAGTGTGGTGATAATGCCATCCTGGATAACCTTTTGTTCCACCAGGGGAATTACTAATCTCGCAATAGTTTGGCTTACCTGAAGCTATCCAAGCCTCATGGTCAAATCTATAAGTATTCTTATCTATTGTATATCCTGTGTACATGCTTTTTGATCCCATAACATAATCATCAGGATGTGGTAAATGATTAAGTCGTTTAACATAATCACTATTTGCCCACCAAAATCCACCACTGTAATGAGGCCATAAGCATGGTTTATTGTGTATTCCCAAAAAAGGTTTATCTATGTAGTTTGTTCCTACAGTTTCAAACCCTTCATCTAATTTAGCAATACAATCACGCCAGCGATCTATATGCCAATATTCCATATATTTACGCCAATCGTGAATACCGTTATTTCTCAGATGGGTAATACCTTTCAAATGGAAATATAATATATATTCACTCTCAGTAGCATTATCACATAATGATTTTACTAGAGATAGTGTGGGCCATTCCATTAAATCGCTACGATCACTTGAATGTACTATCTGTATATTATCACGCCCTTCAACTAATTTAACCAAGTCTAAAAACTTAGTCAAATCACCATTCAGACTCAAAAATATAGTTGCATTATCTACCAAATCAGATTTCAGCAATCTAGATATTTGTTCAATACTTTGTTTCTGGCTTCCTGGCAAATCGCAACATTGATACACGACCTTTAAGGGTTTCATTCAATTCTGACCTCAGGGAAATATCTAATAAATTTGTCTCTTCTAACTGATCGTTTACTTAGCACACGGTTACGGATTTCAGTGTAAAAATTCCAAGCTAACGGGACAAATAAAATTGGTTGGTGTTCTGGAATGCTACCAAGCGTATCAATTCCAACTACAGGAATGTGTTTACCTGGACTGAACAATCCTTGTTTCAATGGATTATCATCAATAATCATATCCAATTGCAAGTCAGCGAAATTCAATAGAGTATTGCCCTTAGCAGCAGCACCATACCCTACCAATTTGAATCCCTGTCTACGAAACAATTCACATTGTACTTTTAATTGTTGGACTGTGGCATTAACAGTTTCACTCCAATCATAATAAGTCTCTGGAGTAGTCAATCCCTTATGTTTTTCAAGGTCAATTAAATTACCAACACGATTAGGTTTACTTTGATTGATACTTAGAACAAATACATAACTTGTCCCATGAATGGGAGTCTTTTGCACATCAACTAGATTAAATCCAGCCCGTGTACAAAGTTCACGCATACTATTAATATTGTAGAAATTTACATGCTCATGATAAATGGTATCAAACTCATTATTCAGAACCATATCCGCTTGACTTGTTTGAATCATAAACAATCCATCAGGATTAATAATCTTTCGTAATGCAGTAAGGTATCCCAATGGGTCAGGATTATGTGCAAAACTATTTTGAGCAACTACCAAATCAACTTTACCAAATTTATCAGCAAATTGTTGTGCAGTCTCTTCATTAAAGAAATCACACATGATATTGTGATTGACACTACTGGTAGGATATAAATTTTCAGCAGGATCAATTCCGTATGTTATTACGCCTGACTTCTTGAAATAATCCAATTGTGTACCATCATTGCATCCAATGTCTAATACACTTGCTGGAGGAGTAATGAAATATTCATTCGCAAGCCCCACAAACCATTCCATGTAATCACGTTGGGTCTTGCTTGTTCCACTTACATACAAATAATGTGTATATATTAAGGCAGGATCTACTACATCAGTTAATTGCAAATGGCAGCAATTATGACATAGATTGACTGCCAATGGATAATGAGATTCAGGCTGTTGTTTATCATTTAAGAAGTTATTGGCTAGGGGTTGATCATTGAGGTCTAACACCAATTTTAAATTGGTACTTCCGCAAGCTAAACAAGAATTGAGTTTCGTAATGGTCATATTAATCTTTAATTGCAACTCCATTGGGTGCTATGTTACCTATTAGTCCTAATGGAATTTTTTCAACAATTTTAGCAGAATCAATGAACTTATACAAGCAATGTTCAATATCAACATACCCACCTGCTGCTAATCGTTGACTCATGTATTTAAGGCTGTTATCGTATGCCTGAATAATTTCTTCTGTCAATATGGGAGGCCATGACCAAAGCCTACTCATATACTGGAATTCAGTTTCAGTTGTTTTGAAAGGGAATTGACTAGATTTTTTAGAGCCTAATACAATCATTGATTGAGTTTTGTACTCTGTATAAAATGGCAAGTTAAAATCATCAGTGAGTAGATACCGACCACTAATTTTAAATATGCGTTTATATTGAGACAATTGCCCTGTACTGTTTAAAGTTTTCAATGCCTTACTGAAGCAAAGTACTTCAGTTACATTTTTAACGATGTCCCAGTTGTCAGTACTATTATACAGATTGACAACATCCTCATCTGATGTAAAATTAAGCAAATGATCCGATTCGGCAGTTAATGCATCCTGTTGCTCTGTAGTCAATGGAACCCCTGCCATTTCTAAAACAAAGATAGTAGCATTGGGGATTTGTTGTTTGACACTTTTGATTGTGGCAATGGTTTGAGCCAACCGGACATCATTTTTATAAACACCAAATTTAGTGTTTACAGCACTGGTGACCAATACTGCATAGTCATTCATTTACGCAACCACCTATCATTCACCAAAGTCCATTGCACCATTTCAGTAATGCGTTCAGTTAGTTTAATGGTAGGTTCCCATCCTAAACTACGCAATAGTCCGCCATCTAGTGCATATCGCAAGTCATGTCCAGGCCTACTACTATGGAAGTCTGTCATTTCGTAGTTCAATTCACGACCTACTGCACTAGCAATCAGTTTTGCCAGGGTAAGGTTATCAATTTCTTCAGTACCGACTAGATTAAATTTCGGGCAATGAGCATGACCATAATCACCCAAGTGTTTATAATTTTGTAGTCCTAGGATGAACATCAATCCTTCCGCAACATCTCGGGCATGGATATACATTCTAGTACCGGCATGAGTGCAAGTAGGATCAGCATGAATAATGACTTTTTCACCATCCCGTGCTTTTTGAATAGTACTTGGGATGAATTTTTCACAATGTTGTCTTTCCCCAAATACATTCATTGTATGGGTAACGACAATAGGCATTTTGTATGTATTCTCATATGCAACACAGAATTCTTCTGCCGCTGCCTTACTAGCACTATATGGATTAGTACTATTATACCGATCGTATTCTTTATATGAAACGCCTTCAGGGGCAACTCCAAAGATTTCGTCAGTACTAAAGTATACCAATCGTTCTAAATTGGGTAAGTTTTTCCTAGCATAATCCAAAATATTTACTGTACCGATAACATTATCCTGAACAAATTCCATTGGATATGTAATACTGCGATCAACATGGCTTCCTGCAGCCAAATGCAAGATGATATCAATGGGACCTATATCCGCAATGATTTGACTATTAAGTTCTGCTTTTAGATCATGGAAAATGATTCGCATACGCTTAGATATCATGACTGGATCATGAATCTTCAGCATATCGTGTAATCTATTTAGATTACCTGAAATATCCAATCTATCCAAACTAACGATATTCCAATCAGTTTTTGTCAATATGCGATCAATTACATGATGTGCAATGAAACCGGCTCCGCCAGTAATTAATACTCTTTTTACCATTTATATTCCTATTATATGATTTCTGATTT